CCTGACGGCTGCACTCTCGACCCCGGCCTATGCCGACATGGGCGCCATCGTCGCGAAGGCGATGCAGTCCTGGCGCCCCCCTCCGCGGCGGACCCTGAGCGAATGGGCGGACGAGTTCTTCGTGCTCAGCGCCGAGACCGCGGCCGAGCCGGGGCGGTGGAATTGCCTCCCGTACCAGGTTGGGATCATGGACGCGATCTCTGACCCGGAGACGGAGCAGGTCTCGCTGATGAAGGCGGCCCGCATCGGGTACACGCTCTCGGTGAGCGCAGCGATCGGGTACTTCATGCACCAGGACCCGAGCTCCATCCTGGTGGTGCAACCGACGGTCGACGACTCGAAGGGGTTCTCGAAGGAGACGATCGCGCCGATGCTGCGCGACGTGCCGGTGCTGGCCAGGCTCCGGGTGCAGGACGTCGAATACAAGGGCCCGAAGGACGGGAGCAACACCCTCACGCACAAGGCGTTTCCCGGCGGGATCCTCTCCCTCACCGGCGCCAACAGCGGCACGGGGTTCCGGCGCATCAGCCGGCGCGTGGTCATCCTCGATGAGGTCGACGCCTACCCGATCAGCGCCGGGAGCGAGGGCGATCCGGTCCGGCTCGCGATGAAGCGGAGCGAGGCCTTCTGGAACCGGAAGACGATTGCCGGCAGCACGCCGCTCTTGGCCGGCCGCTCACGCATCGAGGCGCTCTTCAACGCCGGGGACCAGCGCCGCTACTACGTCCCGTGCCCCACCTGCGGCCACATGGACTTCCTCGCCTTCCGGCAAGGCGAGGCCGGACACTGGCTTCACTTCGAGGACAAGAAGCCGGAGACGGCGCACTTCATCTGCCGGGGCTGCGGCTGCGAGATCCACCATCACCGGAAGCGATGGATGGTCGAGCGGGGCGAGTGGCGCGGCGCGCAGCCGTTCAAGGGGCACGCCAGCTTTCACATCTGGGCGGCGTACTCGTACAGCCCCAACGCGACCTGGGAGCATATCGTGGCCGAGTTCCTGAGCGCGAAGGCGGAAGGCCCGGAGGCGCTGCGCACCTTCGTCAACACGGCGCTCGGGGAGACGTGGGTCGAGAAGGGCGAGGCGCCGGACTGGCAGCGGGTCTACCTGCGCCGGGAGAAGTACGAGCTGGGCACCATCCCCGTGAGGCCCGTGCTCATCACCGCGGGCGTGGACGTCCAGCGGGATCGCCTGGTCTGGGAGGTCGTGGCCTGGGGCGACGACAAGGCGAGCTGGAGCGTGGACGCCGGGGTGATCCCGGGCGACACGGCGAAGGAGGGGGCCGAGGGGCCATGGCCGGCGCTGGACGCGCTGCTCGATCGGTCATGGCCCGGGCCGGACGGCGCCGAGTTCAAGATCCAGATCCTCGCCATCGACGCCGGGTTCAACACCCAGATGGTCTACAACTGGGCGCGCCGCTACCCGATGACCCGGGTGATCGCCTGCAAGGGCGTCTCGACAGCGAAGACGCTGATCGGCTCGCCGTCGCCAGTCGACGTGACGACCCGGGGCAAGAAGATGGCCCGCGGCTACAAGGTCTGGCCGGTCGGCGTCGACATCGCCAAGTCGGAGTTCTACGGCCTGCTCCGGCTCGAGCAGCCGACGACGGAGAGTGGCGACCCGCTACCCCCTGGATGGTGCCACTTCCCGGAGCACGGCGAGGATTACTTCAAGCAGATCACCGCGGAGCACCTGATCTCCACCATCAACCGGCGCGGCTTCCGGGTCTACGAGTGGCAGGTGCTGCCGGGGCGCGAGAACCACTGGCTCGACTGCCGGATCTACGCCCGCGCCGCGGCGATGCTGGCCGGCCTGGACCGCCATGCCGCGGGGCGCCGCGCCGCCGCCGCGACGCCCCGGACTGCGCCCCCCGCCCCGGCGCAGGGCACGGAGGCCGCCAGTCCCGCGCCGGCGCCGCCGGAGGCCCAGCAGCCCCGCTCCCGAGCATCTCCTCAGCGCGGTGGTTGGCTTGGAGGGGGTTCCGGTGGAACACCTAGGCGTGGCTGGCTCTCGAAGCGGAGGTAGCGATGTCGACGTGGACAGAGGCAGACCTGGCGGCCCTCAGGGCGGCGGTGGCGAGCGGTATCCAGACCGTGGCCTACGATGGGCCGCCGCGGCGCTCGATCACCTACCAGAGCCTCGCCGAGATGCGCTCCCTGCTCGCCTCCATGCAGGCCGACGTCTCCAGCGCCGCCGGGACCCCCCGCTACCGGTTCGTCACCACCCGGAAGGGGTTCTAGATGGCCGCTCCGAAGTTCAAGACGACGGCGCTCGACCGGGCGCTGCTGGCCATCGCGCCGAAGTGGGCCCTGGCCCGGATGCAGTCCCGCGCCGCCGCGATCGTCCTGGCGCGCAACTACGAGGCCGCGGCCGGCGGGCGCCGCACCCAGAACTGGGGGCGCCAGGTATCCGACGCCAACGCTGCGGCCGGGCCAGCGCTCGCTTCCCTGCGCGCCCTCTCGCGTGACCTGCTCCGAAACAACGCCTGGGCCCGGAACGGCCGCAGGGTCATCACCCGGAACGTGGTTGGGTGGGGCATCACCCCCAAGGCCCTGGCCGGTCCCGCCGCGCTCAGCCAGGCGTGGAAGAAGTGGGCCGGGTCGACGCAGTGCGACGCCGCTGGCCGGCTGACCTTCAGCGGGCTCCAGAAGCTCGCCATGAGCTCGATCTTTGACGGTGGCGAGGTGCTGATCCGCCGCCGCTGGCGCCGGCCGGACGATGGCTTCGCCCTGCCGATGCAGCTCCAGGTGCTCGAACCGGACCACCTCGACACCTCCCGGAACAACGTGCAGGGCACCCAGGGCGGGATGGTCTACTACGGCATCGAGTACGACGCCATCGGCCGGCGGGTGGCCTACTGGCTCTTCGACCAGCACCCGGGCGCCGCGGTGTCGCTGGGGGCGGTCAGCCGGCGGATCCCGGCCTCGGAGGTCATCCACGCCTTCGACCTCGAACGGGCCGGCCAGGAGCGCGGCGTGCCGTGGCTGGCTGCGGCCATCGGCAACCTGCGGGACTTTGACGAGTTCGAGGACGCGGAGCTGATGAAGCAGAAGATCGCCGCGTGCATGACGATGTTCGTCACCGACGTGGATGGCACGGGGACGGGCATCGCCGAGCCGAGCACCGGTACCGATGATCCCCTGGTCGAGACGATGGAGCCGGGGATGGTGATCTACGGGAAGCCGGGACAGGACGTGAAGTTCGGTGTCCCGCCGCCCGCAACCGACCTGGGCTTCAGCGCGCGCACCCTTCGCAGGATCGCCGCGGCGATTGGGATCACCTACGAGGACCAGACGGGCGACTACTCTCAGGTCAACTTCTCCAGCTCGCGCATGGCCCGGATCGCCCACTGGGGCAACGTCTACGACTGGCAATGGAACCTGATGATCCCGCAGGTCTGCGTCCCGGCCTGGGAGTGGGCCATGGAGGCGGCGGTCTTCGCCGGCATCATCTCCTCGACCGCCGAGCTGCCGGGGGCGGAGTGGACCCCGACGCCGATGGCGATGACGGACCCTGACAAGGAAGCCCGCGCGAATGTCGTCATGGTCCGGTCCGGCCAGAAGACGCTCTCCCAGGTCATCCGGGAGCAGGGCGGGGACCCGGAGGCGCAGCTCGAGGAGTACGCCGAAGACCTGGCCAAGCTCGACGCGAAGGGGATCATCCTCGACATCGACGCGCGCAAGGTCACGCAGGCCGGGCTTACCCAGCAGGTGGCCAAGCCGAGCGGGTCCGGTGGCGCGGCCGACCCGGGCGCGGCGGCCATGGAGGACCCGGCAGCGATGGACGCCGCGGATGCCGCCGACGCTGCGGCCGCTGGCAAGGACATGAAGAAGGCGGCCCGGGGCGCTCCGCCGGTCATCGTCAACGTGATGCCCGACCAGGCCGAGGCCATCGGCGCCCGCGTGGCCGAGGCGATGAGAGCGCAAGCGGGCCAGACGAAGACCGTGATCCTACAGCACGACGACAAAGGCCGGCTGACCGGCGCGACCGTTTCCCAGGAGACATGACATGGCGATCACCACCGCGTGGACGAACCAGTGCAAGCTCGACTTCATCAACGGCGTCCACCTCGCGGCCCACGTCTACAAGATCGCGGTCATCAAGACGGGGCACAGCGGGACCTACAACAAGGCGACGCTCGCGGCAGGGACGCCCGGGACGGGAGCGCCGTCCACGTCGAACCTCGGGACTGACGAGATCGCCGCGAGCGGGTCCTACCCAGCCGGCGGAATCGTCCTGACCGGCCGGACGGTGGCGCTCTCGACCGACACGGCCTACCTCGACTTCGCTGCGATGGCTCAACAGACCGGCGTTACGGCGAGCGGAGACGGGTGCATGGTCTACAACGACACGGTGGCGGGGAAGCCGGCGCTCTACGTCGGCGCCTTCCCCGGCGCTCCGATCGTCGCGACGGCCGGCACCTTCGACGTGGCGATCCCGACCTCTGGACTCGGCCTCGTCGAGATCACGTAGCCCATGGGCGCCTCGGGGACAGCCACCGTCGACTTCGGGGCCTTCCCCGGGAAGTCGGACACCTCAGTCGCCATCACCGGGCAGGCCGGGATCGTTGCCGGGTCGCTGGTCGAGGCGTGGATCCGGCCGGTGGATACGGCCGACCACCTGGCGGACGAGCACATGCTGGAAACGCTCCGGGTGATGGCTGGGAGCATCGTCGCCGGCGCCGGGTTCACGATCTACGCCATCAACACAAGCGACCTGTCGGATCCCACCGTCGACGTTCGGTCCGGGATCATGTCAGGCGGAGTCGGGACGCGGCTCTACGGACTCTGGTCGGTGGCCTGGGTCTGGAACTAAGGGGAACACATGGCAATCCAGATCCAAGGTAGCAGCGGGACGGTCTCCGAGGTCGAGACCGGGACGAAGGCAACGCGCGTGGTCGCCAAGCCGTTCGACCACGGTGCGCTCGGTCACTACCGCTACGGCGGGTTCACCGGGATCATCCCCGCGGCGCTGACCGCCGGGTCCGAAATCTTCCAGTTCCGATGGACGGACGCCACGCGGCTCTGCATCATCCGCGAGATCAGGCTCTCCGCGTGCGTTTCCACCACCTTCTTCGCCGCGGGCGTCCCGGTCCAGATCGACGTGGTGAAGGCGACCAGCTGGAGCGCGCAGGGCACGGGCGGCACGGGCATCACGCCGGCCGCGCTGCTCAAGCGCGAGACGTCGATGGGCTCGACCCTGATGGCGGCTGGCGACATGCGGATCGCGACCACGGCGGCTCTCGGCGCCGGCACCAAGACGCTAGAGACCTACGCCATGGCGGCGGTCGTGGCCCCGGGCCCCATCACGGCGTCGCTGAACGGCGCGATCGTTCCGCCCGGGACGATTCTCTGGGAGGCCCAGACCGCCGACGGAGAGCACCCGCTCATCCTCGTGCAGAACGAGGGCTTCGTCATCCGCGGCGTCGCGGTCCCGGCCACGGGCACATGGATGGCGGCCATCGGGCTCGACTGGGCCGAGGTCACCAGCTTCTAGAGAGGGCGTCGCGTGTCCCTGCTGCTGGCACTACTCGGCGGCGGCGGGGCGGTCAACGCTTCGACCTCCTGCCCGAAGGCGACGGCCACCAGCGTCGTTCGTACCGTCTCGGCTTCCGGTGGTGCGGCGACTTCGGCGCCACGAACGCAGCCGACCTCCGTCGCCCGGACCGTCACGGCCAGTGGCGGCGCTTCCACTTCCGCGCCTCACGCGCTGGCCACGTCAGTTCCCCGGACCGCTACAGCGGCGGGTGGCGCGACCACCTCCGCGGCCCATGCTCAGGCTACCTCGGTCTCCCGCACCGCCTCAGCGTCCGGCGGCGCGACTACCTCGGCGCCTCGCACCCAACCGACCAGCGTCTCCCGGATGGCAACGGCCTCGGGCGGGGCTACGACCTCGGCGCCTCACTCCACGGCTACCTCGGTGGCGCGGACGGTCACGGCGACGGCCGGTGGCGGAACGGTCAACGCCTCGACGAGCGCGCCCCACGCGACGGGCTCAGGCGTGGCCCGGATCTGCGCCGCGGCCGGTGGCGCCTCGACTTCCGCTGACCACGCGACAGCCTCTAGCGTCGCCCGGGGTTGCACCGCGGCCGGCGGGGCTACCACGTCCGCGTCTCACGCTGTCGGGACCGGGATAGCCCGGACCGTCACAGCCACCGCGGCGTCCCAGGCGAACGCCTCGACGAGCGCCCCGACGGCCTACGGGACCGGGCTGGCGAACCCCTGCACGGCCTCGATCGACGGGGGCGCGCCGATCTTCATCCCCCCCGTCTACTACGCCGGCGGATCCCCCAGGAAGGCGCGGCGCCGGCCCGAGTTCCAGGTCGAGATCCATCAGAACGCTTCCGTGGAGCTCCAACCGGCCCGGGGGACTGGCCTCGCGCGACCCTGCTCCGCCTCCGGGGGCGCCTCCACGTCGATCCGAAGGGTCAGGGGCGTGTCCGTGGCCCGGGGATGCTCTGCGGCCGGCGGGGCGACCACCAGGGCCCCTCGCGTGCGGGGCTGGAGCGCGGTCCATGCCCCGCCGGCCTCCGGCGGCGCGGTGGCGGTCCTCGTGGGCGCCAAGGGGTCCGGGCGGGCCCACGCCTG